GCTATATTAGTGTGTTCATATGGTACATTCTCTACAGGAATAAATATAGTTAACCTACACAATATTATATTTGCATCACCGAGTAAGAGTCAGATACGAGTATTACAATCAATTGGTAGAGGATTAAGAAAGAGTACACTTGATACCACAGTTTATGACATTGCAGATGACTTACATTGGAAATCTAATAAGAATTATACTTTAAACCATAGCGGTGAAAGAGTTAAAATATACAGTAAAGAAAGGTTTAAGTTTAAGATACATGAGGTTAAATTATTATAAATAAGTATATGGACAAAGACTTCCCACACGAAATATCAGATTTACCTGTCAAGTTCTTCAAGTTAGTTTCAGGAGAATCGATTATTGCATACACACATAACTTAGATGACGAGTCTAATGGTGCACTTATTGGTATAGAAGAACCAATGCATGTTCATGTAGAACCTGATTCTCATTATGTTATGACACCGTGGTTACCATTTTCTACCACAAAATTACATGTTCTCGAAGACTTTAACGTGATGGTCTCGTCAGATGTTAATGATGATGTAAAGGCACACTATATGAAGATTATATTAGATGAGATCCAAACTGATAAAGAGATGATGGAAGAACAAGTAAGGGTAATGAAAGGTAACGCGACAACCCACTAGTCCTCTTATCCTATCCCTCCGCAGAAAGGACTTTCTTATTATACCATATAAATACAGCAAAGTACATACTTGACTGAAAATAAATATGCAAATAACCGATAATGCCATAAACCAAGTAGCTGGAATGAAATCACCAGAAGAAAGTCTAAGAGTTTATATATCTGGAGGTGGGTGTTCTGGTTTTAATTACGGGTTTAAGCTAGATGAAAAAACAATTGATGGCGATTTTAGTATTGAGAAAAATGGGGTGCAAGTTTTAATAGATCCTATGAGCTATCAATATTTAGAAGGAATAACAATCGATTATTTACAAGACTTGCAAGGTGCAAGATTTGTTGTAAGTAACCCGAATGCTAAAACAACGTGTGGATGCGGCTCATCTTTTAGCGTTTAACTATGTACAATTGATTGTTTTATGTTATAATGGTAATACATTTGAACTAATAGGAAATATTATGCCTGAAAAGATTAAACCTCGTGACAAACCCCATTACGTAAACAATAGAGACTTCTCGTATGCAGTTGTCGACTATGTTACTCAAGCAAATGCAGCAAAAGAGGCTGGTAAAAAGAATCCAGTTGTGCCTGATTATATCGCAATATGTTTTATGAAGATATGTGAAGGTCTATCTCATAAACCAAACTTTGTACGATATACATATCGAGATGAGATGGTAATGGATGGTGTTGAGAATTGTTTGAAAGCAATATACAATTATAGAATAGATGCAAGCACAAGAACTGGTAAGCCTAATGCATTCTCATATTTTACACAGATAGCTTACTTTGCTTTTATACGACGCATTGTAAAAGAAAAGAAACAAGCTGATATCAAATTTAAATTTATGGAGCAAGCAAACATTGAAGAGTTTGTATCTGCTATTGATATGAATAGTCCAATCGATCAGTCATTCCTTGATACACTTCGTGAGAAGATTTCGAAAATACAAGAAGTCGATAAGCAAGTAAAAGAATTTGCAAAGGAAGAGAAGGAAAAGAAAAAGAAAGGATTAGAATTGGTTATGGAATATGCATAAAATATATATTACTGGAATTGCTGGCTTTATAGGTTTTCATACAGCTGAGAAGTTAGCTATGCAAGGTTATGAAGTTGGTGGTGTAGATAACTTTAATGATTACTATGATCCTCAATTAAAACATGATAGGGCAAAGATATTAGAAGATAAGTATGGTATCAAAACATATAATCATGATATAGAGATTATCCCATGGAGACATCATCTAGAAAATTATGATGCAGTAATACACTTAGCTGCACATGCAGGTGTACGACATTCTTTAGAGAATCCACAAATGTATATCGATACAAATATAACTGGAACTCAAAGATTGATTCATGCATGTGAGGAATATGAAATACCTGTTGTATATGCTTCATCATCTACTGTAGATTCTGATCATCTTAATCCTTATGCTTGGTCTAAATATGTAAACGAAAAACAATTTGAAACATCTAAATTACTTTCAAGCGGCTTGAGGTTTTATACTGTTTATGGAGAGTATGGTAGACCTGACATGGCTTTGCATACATTCGCAGATCTTATGTCTCAAGGTAAAGCAATAGACATCTATAATGAAGGTGACATGCAAAGAGACTTTACTTATGTTGGTGATTTAGTTGATGGTATTGAAATTATATTAGAGTATATGCTTAACCAACCCCAAGAGAATCAACATGAAATATATGATCTTGGTACAGGTAAATCAAATGAGTTAATGGATTATATAGAATGTTTAGAGAATGAATTAGGTAGAGTGTCTTTAAAGAACTATTTGCCTATGCATCCTGCAGATGTTAAATCTACACAAGCAAATATAGGTAAGGCTCAATCATTAGGATATAGTCCAAAGGTATCAATTCAAGAAGGAATAAAATACTTTGCAGATTGGTTTAAGCATGTACATTTAGAAAATATATGATATAATGTGGAGATGAATAAGAAATTTTTAATCATAGGATATGGTGTAGTGGGTAAAGCTGTGTTTACAGGTTTATCACAAAAATATATTGTAGACATATTAGATCCTCCAGCAGGTTATGAATTAGTCCAAAAAGATTACATATACCCACATTACCATCTTTATGATGGTATTATTATATGTTTGCCTACACCGCAAGGACCAATGGGTGAATGTGATGATATGTTAGTTGAACAATACCATCGTGAGATTCGTAAGCATGCACCAAATGTACCTGTTCTTATTAAGTCTACTATATCTGTGGAGCTTATAGATTTATTAAGTGAAGATAGATTTATTACTACAAATCCAGAGTTTTTAACAGAAGCTGACTCAGAAAAAGAATTTCTAAATCAAAAGTTTAGTATATTTGGTGGAAGTCAATCTTTATATTGGTGTACAATATTTCAAGATGCTGGAATTAAAATGAATCATATTAAATTTACTGATAAAAGAACAGCAGCTTATGCGAAATATGCTATCAATACATTCCTTGCCACAAAGGTTATATTCTTTAATCAACTACAAGATATGTTTGGTGAAGATGGATTTGATGAGCTTACACAATTAATATCAATGGACGAACGTATTGGTAAAAGCCATATGATGGTTCCAGGACGAGATAGAAAATACGGATTTGGTGGCATGTGCTTTCCAAAAGATACAAAAGCCTTTGTGAAATCTGGCCAAGGCAAACTTAGTCTATTAGAAAAGGCTATAGATATAAACAAGGAGATAAGAGATGAGACTACAACATAGTGCATGGGTATTCGATAAAGCTTTGAATAAAGCTACATGCGATGAACTAATACGAATAGGTAATGAACAAATTATAGAAGAAGCTACAGTCGATGGAGGTAAACAACCTGCAAAGAAAACTCGAATTTGTAAAACTGGATGGATATATGATCCGTACATTATGGACCAGATTATGGAATATGTAAGTACAGCAAATGTCCAAGCTGGTTGGAATTTTGATTATGATACTCCTCAAGCTATTCAGTTTACTAAGTACGAAGTAGGTAGTCATTATAATTGGCATCGTGATACAAATACAGATTTAAGTAAAACAGGTAATGCAACAAGAAAGATAAGTATTACTATAAACTTAAATGATGATTACGAAGGTGGTGATTTAGAAATAGATTCAGAAGATCATTATTGGACAAAAAACTCACGAAAGGTACGTAGTGGTTTAGGTAATATAGCCGTATTCCCATCTGATACATATCATAGAGTAACAAAAGTTACAAAGGGTACACGATATAGTTTAGTTGTTTGGGTAATGGGTGAACCATGGAGGTAGTATGAGATTAAAACATTTTGTTTGGTCATTTCCAGAAGCATTAGACTCTGCTATGTGTGATCGTATAATTGAATTAGGTTTATCTAAACAAAAAAGTAAAGCCACTGTTCAAAATAAAGAAGAAAATTATAGAGAGTCAAATGTTGTATGGCTAAATGATAAATGGATAGTAGAGGAATTAATACCATACATATATACAGCAAATGAAAGAGCAGGTTGGAATTTCCAATGGGAACCAGTCGAATCAATTCAATTTACTGAATACAACAAAGGCGGTTATTACGATTGGCATAGAGATTCATTTGAGCAACCAGATGATGCTGGTAAAATAAGAAAGATAAGTGTTACCATAAATCT